GTTTGCGCAAGTGAAATACGCTGAGTCTGTGAAAAAATGTTAGGGTCGGCAACTGGCAATATATCTACTCTATCATCAAAATCAGATTGCTTAATTGATTTTTGACCCCCAACTACATCATACGGATACTCTTGTGGTAGATATAACTTGAATACTCTTGCTAGTAATTTGAATTCATTTTTTAGAGCAGAGTAAATTCTTTTATGGATAGCAGACATGGTTCTTGAACCACGTTCTAATAAAGCAACTGTTGTTCCAACGGCTGCTTGTTGATTACCATCACCGACTTGTAAATCAGCAATAGATGCAAATCTTTGACCTGCACTAACTACTACTCCCATTAACTGAAGTAAAGTTTGAGAAGGTTCTTTAAAAGGTAACATCATGAATGAATCTTTTAAATTTCCACCAGGTGCATCTACATCTCTAAACTCACCAGGTTGAATTGATTGAGCATCATCTCTAATTCTTATACCTCTCATTTTAAATCCAGCAGGTAAATTGGATAGTGTTCCTGCATCTAATAATTGTCTTAATGCAGAAGTTGCAGTACGTGACAGTCCACCAATCATATGAATTAAACCAAAACCATAAAAACCTAAACCAGGTAAAAATTTAAAGTGTACAAAGTAATTTACTTTTTTCTTTTTTGGATCAGCCGGTTCGTAGTTTCTTTTAATAGAAAGTATTTCATGTGATCCTTCTTCTAGAGTTACAATATAAGGAATTTTAATTCCTGTAGGCTCATCAGTTTCAGGATCTATATCTTCAAAACCTTCTAGATCCAAATCAATGTGGCATTCTAATAAAGTATATAAGTTTTCGTCTTGACCCGATTTACTAACACCCTCTAATTCTCGTTCTTTTTTTTCAACGTCAGATTCAGTATCTGCAGGTTCAGTCAATTCTATGTCTCTATAAAAACCTGCTACTTGTTGTTTTCTTAAATCGTTTCCAGAAATTTTTATTTTGTGAATAATTGCTTCAGCTTCTTCTAATGATGTTGCACTGTATGGAACAATCAAATCATCTGCAGGTACAAACTTAGATACTGCACGTTCTGCTACTTCATCATAATAAACTTTTTTAAAAGTTGAACCAGCTAATGGTAAATAGAAAAGCATAGAATCAAATTCTGGTTCATACTCTTTCATCTTCTCCATAATTTCATAGTTCATGAAATCTTTTACTCTTTGAGCTTGTTGAGTTTTCTCAGGAGTTGAAAGTCCCATAACTTGAGTTCTAACAGGTCCATCTGCTGGTAATAATTCTTTGTAAGCTAATGATTGAAACTGAGTAACAGCTTCTGCAAGAACGGGGTGAGTGGCACCTGATGCTCCTTGAAAAGGTTCTGTTCTATTGTCGTATTTAAATCCTAAAAGATCTAGTCCTGTAATATAAGCTTTTTCCCAATCTTTTCTTGATGAAGAGTAGTCCATATATTTACCATTAAGATCAGAGGCAATATCTCCTAAGATATCATCTGGTAAAAATTCTGCTAAGTTTGAATAATGTTCGTCACCTCCTTCAGGAGATGCTATTGCTGGGTCTAAATTAATATCAACGGAACCATCTTCGTTTTCTGTAACATCTACAGGTTCACCTTCAGATTCTTCAATCTCAATTTGTTCTTCAGCTTGCTCTTTTAAATCCTCTGTTCCAGGAATTTCAAATTCTTTTCTTAGATCTGTATTGGGTAGAGCCTTGTCTATTTCTGCCATTTATTTTCTCCGTATGTTTAAATACCTTAACAGTATTATAGTTTATATTCAAGCCCTGAGGCATGGGTCCAGATTTAGGAGGAATTGTTGTAGTTAGTCTTTTAGGGTTGGTCATTATTTGACCCCTAAAATACCTGCTAGTCCACCCGATGCTAATGTAATTTTAGTTTTATCTTTCTCCATTAAATCAGTCATAATACGCATCTCTTCAGATTCGTTACTTAATTTTGTTTTCTTATTATAAAAATCTTTTAGCTCTTGTAAAGATTTAGGTTTTCTACCCATCTCTTTAATAAATTCTTTTACAACCATTTCTATTTCAACAGTTGGGTCGATAGGTTTATCTACAGAAGCCATTTCTGATTTAACCATATCCGCTTCACCAGTATTCATGATTCCTGAACCTTGGTTCTTGGCTTCTGGGCCAGGTATACCTTGGTCTCTCATTAGGTCTCTAACATCTTCTTCACCATCATCCATTGGAACAAGGTCCATTGGAATTTCCTGTATCTCAGAAGTGTCTTCGTATTTTGCCATGGCTTAATAATATACTTTTTCTCTATGTTGTAAAGGCTCATCTTTATAATCTTCTAGATGATCTACTAAACCTCCTTGTCTGAATCTCATTACAGCTTGTGTCATAGAATCCACTAAATCGTCATGATCTCCGTAAGGAAAAGCGGCACATTCTTCAATCACTTCTTGTGCAAACTCCATATCTATAGGAGCCCAAATACGACCACTCTCAAATAAAGGTGATACAGAATTTACTCTAGTGTGTTTATCATTACCTCTTGAAGGTGTAAAATTTATAACTGGAATTCCAAGTTTTCTTAATTCATAAGTAAGTGGGAGTCCGGATGCTTTTGCTTCTACAATTACCGTTTCAGGTTTCCAATATCCATATTGCTCTTGTGCAATACGTCTTAGTTCTGGAAATTCATATCGTCCTTTAACTGAATCCATAAGCATGAGGCATGGACCACTGTCCTCTGAAGGATGAAACACGCCCCAGGTAGTTATAGCAGAATAATCTGAAGTTTGCTTTTTCATAAAAGCTGTATCGTAAGATTGAATAATATGTTCTATTTTTGGAAGTTCATCTTTCTCCCAAGGGACCCACCATTCTCTTTTTATTAATGCACCTTCATCGCCAGTTGGATTTTGCATGTACTGTGCATTCCATTTTGAAAGTGGAATAGATGCCCGAACTGATTCTAAATCTTCTAGATTCCAATACTCTGGCCACAATGGATCTCCACTAGGTAAGATTGCAGGAAATTGAATTACTTCCCATTGATCAGCTTTAGTTTCTTTTTGAGCTTTAATTAATCTTCCAGCTAAATCTTTTTCATTCCATCTAGTCATTACAATTACAATTGTTCCACCAGGTTGTAGACGTTGTCTGGGACCTGAAGTATACCACTCATAAGTTCTATCTAGAGCTTGTGCATTTAAGGCATCTTGCTCAGTATGGGGATCATCAATAATTAATAGATCAGCACCCCTTCCAGTAATTGCAGATCCAACACCGGCAGCATAATATTCTCCACCTTGTTGAGTTTCCCATTTACCAGCAGCTTGCGAATCTTCTTTTAATCTTGTTTCAAATACTTCTTTGTATTCTGGAGTATCCATCAAAGCTTTTGCTTTACGACCGAACCTTACAGATAATTCAGTTGTGTTAGTAGATTGGATAATTTTTAATTTAGGATTTCTACCTACCATCCACGCAGGTAATAAATAAGATGCAAATTCAGACTTAGTATGTCTAGGTGCCATATTAATAATAACACGTTTTACTTTACCTTGAGCAATCTCATTAAATTTATCTGCAACTTGTTTGTGGTGATCACCTTCTATAAAATCTGGCCAAACATGTTTAACAAAAGCCATAAAATCACTTTTGATATTAGTCTGTTTTTTTTTATCTTTCCACTTAGACATATACAAAGCTAATTGTCTTTTTACATCAGGTGGTAATTTCTCAAACTTTTTTAATTTATCTATATCCATAAGTGCATCCTAAAAAAAATTTTATAATATTTTTTAGTTATGTGTTTAAAAAAAGGAAAAGTAATTTATGCTTATCAATGTATAAAAGCTTATATATACACTAATATATAGGATCCCTTTTTTTAGTTACCTTAATAGATTATATGTAGAAAGTCAAAAAACCAGATAGGCCTGGTACCTCTATCGTTACCCGAGCGCAGCCGAAGGCTGTGCTCTATCTATATGTTCACAACGCCTGCGACATATTACCACATCAAAAAAATACGGTGCGACATCTTGTCGCATTGACACAAGATATAGTGGGTGCGACATCTTGTCGCATTGACACAAGATATAGTGGGTGCGACATCTTGTCGCATTGACACA